TTAGAGAATCCTATGACAGGTACAACTAAACTTGTAGGTGACATTGGTGCAGGCTTTATTCCCGGATATGTACCACAGTTAGGTAACATAAATCAATTTAGAGAAATCAAAGATGCTCGTACTGTAATGGATCGTATTCTTAAACGTATCCCCGGTACTGACTCTTTGATGCCTAAACGTAATGTCTTAGGTGAAAAGGTATTATTAGAAAACTTACCAATGGGTGGTAGTCTAATGTTTCCTTCATATACAAGATCAGTCTCTGACAACGTTTTAGACCAAGAGATTGGTAGATTGAACAAAGGTTTCAGTTTACCTAAATCAAAACTTATGAATACTTTTGACTTACGTCAGTACAGAAATGAAAAGGAACAAACAGCTTACGATAGACTTCAAGAGCTAACCGGTTCTGTTAAAATGGACGGACGTACACTACGTCAAGAACTTGAACGTGTGGTCAAATCCCGTGACTATAGAAGTTTAGAAGCAGGAAGTGACCAAGAGTTAAATTTAGGAATACAACCTCCAAGAGTTAAACGTATGCAAAAGGTAATTAATCGTTACCGTAAATTTGCTAAGTCTGAACTATTGAAAGAGTTTCCCGAATTAGCTAAAGAAATAGACGAATTATTAACTCGTCGTAACCAAATAATATAATATGAACTCTCAACATCTACCATCTGCTATTGGTGTATCCGGTTTTATCGGTGCAATAACACTAGGCAACTTAAATACATTAGTAGCGATCCTTGTTGGACTTGCCACTCTAGGTTATCTTGGAATCAAGATATACAAAGAGTTAAAGTGTGACGCCAAGGATTGTCCTAGAAAGAAATAATTATGGCTGACCCATCATTAAAACTCCATTTGCTACAAGATAACCTTATCGATGTACTCGTCGAAAAGATTAAAAGTGGTGAAGCAACAGCTTCTGAACTTAGCGTAGCACGACAACTATTAAAGGACAACGGAGTTCAAGCAACAGTAACCGACGACTCGCCTATGAAAGAGTTAGTAAGCTCTTTACCATTTGACGACGACTCAGAACCCATCCGAATAAGTGGATCGTAACTACAAAAAAGAATACAGAGATTACCACGGGACTGAAAAACAAAAGAAACGTCGTGCTCAAAGAAACAAAGCACGTCGTATAATGACCCGTGAGAAGGGCAAAAGTGCTCTCGCAGGAAAAGATATTGACCACAAGGATAGAAACCCCTATAACAATAGGCGTGAAAATCTTAGAATATCATCTAAAAAAGCTAATCGCTCAAGAAACACATAAATGAAAATACCGGAACAACTCCGGGACTTTAGAAACTTCCTTTTTGCAACGTGGAAGCACCTAAACCTCCCGAAACCAACTGACATTCAGTATGAGATCGCTGATTTTATGCAGAATGGCCCTAAAAGATCTATTATCGAAGGGTTTCGTGGTGTTGGTAAGTCTTGGATTTGTTCTTCGTACGTCGTACACCAACTATTTCTTGATCCAAGTAAGAATATACTTGTTGTATCAGCCTCAAAGACACGTTCAGACGACTTTAGTACCTTTACATTGCGTCTGATACACGAGATGCCCATATTACAACACCTAATACCATCTCAGCAACAACGATTTTCTAAGATATCGTTCGACGTCGGGCCTGCCCCGGCATCTCACGCCCCTTCTGTTAAGTCACTAGGGGTCACTAGCCAACTTACAGGGTCACGTGCTGATATTATCGTTGCCGATGACATCGAAGTACCAAGTAACTCGGCTACTCACGGTATGAGATGGAAGCTAGGTGAACAAGTAAAAGAATTTGACGCTATCCTAAAACCACTAGATGACTCTAAGATTATCTTCTTGGGAACACCTCAGACAGAGGATAGCATATATAACATATTACAACAACGGGACTATATCGCTAGGATATGGCCTGCAAGGTACATTAGTCAAACAGACAATGAAACACAGTATAACGGGGCTGTTAGTGACATCTGTATAGACTTGGAGAAACACGGGAGGTCTACTGAGCCTATTAGGTTTAGTGACATCGACCTCGACGAACGTGAGATCTCCTATGGTCGCTCGGGGTTCGCTATGCAGTTCATGTTGAACACCAAGCGTTCTGATTTAGATCGCTATCCGTTGAAGCTAACAGACCTTGTAGTAATGGATATAGACCCCGAGTTAGCCCCCGAGAAAGTCGTGTGGGCTCACAGTAAGGATTTAGCGTGGGATGGTAGCGTGCCCAATGTGGGGTTCTCTACAGATAGATACCACCAACCTCTAAAGCTAGTAGGAGAGCACATTCCGTACACAGGGTGTGTTATGTCGATTGACCCATCGGGACGAGGTAAGGATGAAACAGCTTGGGCTATAATAAAGATGCTCAACGGTTACCTTTACGTCGTCGATGCCGGAGGAATGCAAGGAGGTTACTCAGAAGAAGTCCTAAAGGCTTTGGCGATAAAAGCCCACAAGTTCAATGTTAATGAGATCGTCGTAGAATCCAACTTTGGCGATGGGATGTTCTCTGAGATATTTAAGCCGGTGCTGACAAAGATCCATCCAATAACTATTAGTGAGGTGCGTCACAACACCCAAAAGGAAAAACGAATTATCGACACCCTTGAACCCGTGATGAACGCTCATCGCCTTATTATAGATCCTAAGGTGATCAAGAGTGACTTCGAATCTGCCCAAGGTTACCCCCAAGAGTCTCAACTCAGATATCAATTGTTTTACCAAATGAGCCGTCTCACTTCCACTAGGGGGTCTATTAGTCATGACGACAGGCTAGACGCTCTAGCTATTGCTGTCAACTATTGGACACAACAAATGGCACAAGATGCTGACAGACGTATAAGCGATAGAAAAGAGGATGCACTCAGAGAAGAACTACAGAAGTTCGAGGATAGCTATTATCGTAACAAAAAGGGGTCTAGAAGCGTCTTTACGTGGTAATCTGATACCTATACCCCATTTGACCACTACGACGTCGTATACGTCAATATAACGCCAAGTGTAAGAATTAGGCACAGTAAGTAATAACAAAAAATTAGGGACTAATATGGGTGATCACTAAGTGATACACTAAGAGTACTCTAAGTTTTATATAATATAATAGTAGTAGTCGTCATATTAGTGTTGACACCAAGGTCACACCTCTTTATACACTCTAAGTGAACTATGGAAGACTCAATGACACCTCTCGATAGAGCGTCTGCAATACTTGGAGAGCATTTTGAACACTATGTTATATGTGTAAACGATGAGCCACACTCAGTGCGTATCGAATATGACAATAGTTTGACTGCTCTTGGTATGTTAAGGACAGCAACAACATTAGTTGATAAACATCTACTAGCTGAGCCCTCAGATGACTTAGAAATTGTATGGGAGGACGAAGAAGAGGACGAAGTCGACGATGACTCTTGACAAACCACCTAGAGCCACCTACTATGGCGATACTTTTTAACTTTTCGTGTGTAATATGTGTTAATCAGTAGGGTCTCACATTGGAGCTATTTTAGTGCAAAAATGTGAGACCCTTTTTACGTATCGGATTACTGCAGTTTCCCCCATAGGTCTTTTTTTATGGCACTTTTTAGGCACTTTATGGCACGAATGATAGCTTTACTGCACGGCGAAAGGGATTATGAATCCCTTGAGCGTTACTTGCACCAAAACAATAAGCGTCTGCTTGTTGTTGCAGGTGTTTTTTCTCTGAGCTCATAAAAAAACCCTAAGCACACGAAGGCACTTAGGGCTTGTGATGATAGCTTACGCTCCGAAGTATAAGATATCGCTATGCTCTTTCTTATCGCTTCCGACATATACGCCTAACTGAACTAGGCTACCCTGCTCGTAACGAGGCTTAGCTACGGCATTGTGCCACGCAGTTTCACGGTGCACGGTATTGCCTTCTTGCCACGCTATGTCAACAGCCCACGAATCATTCTTGGGCGATGGAACATTGGGTTCTTTTTCGAGAGCGAACTTAGGACGAATGCCTGTAACGAGACAGGACTTTATACTTTTGTATTGCATAATATGATAGATAGATATGAGACAAGGGGAATTCCTTCCTCACAAATGAGGAAGAATTACCCGTTTTTACGGCGTGACCCGAAGGTACACCGATGATAGTCCTGCAGTGCGTGTGTTAGGGCCACGCCCATAAAAAAAGGTGTAACCTACCGTGGAATGGTAAGCTACACCCTTGTGTTAGTAAGCTATGTTAGCCTCTGTATGTTTCGATGCGACCGTTGAGCACCATTTGTTTGATAACATTACGCAGTCTGATGCCGGGTGTGATACCGTCTTGACGTTGTAGTAGACGTAGTTGGTTGTATGTGTTCTCGTCTAGTTGAATGTTAACTTGTTTGAGCTTAGGCTCTGCATCTGTATGTGTGTTAGATAATTCCATTGTATGTATATGTGTTGTGTTGTTGTTGATTGTAATAAACAGGACGCTCAAGGTTATACTTGAGTCCTGGCTTTGCTACAACAATGCTGAGAAACCATAGTGTTAGTAAGAACATTATGAGTGCACTGATGAAGCCTAGTATGCTAGTAATGTTGTAACATAGTCTGTGTTGGTGTTGATTTGTTGTGCGAATCGAAGTATGTCCAAGCGATCTCGGTAGTACCGTCTTCCATATCGATTGCGATTTGTTTGCGTTCGTAGTGTGTAGGATGACCTTCTAGTGAATCTAATTGGTCAAGCATATCGTCATCTACACAATACACCTCTACTTTGACTTGGTTGCCTTTGTTAGGCTCGTCGAAGAGGTAGGGTAGACCACTATGTATCTGTAGTGGGTATTTATTTGTTGTTAGACCTTCGCCTAAGTACATAGCTTCAGCTAGAAAGTAGTCGTGGTTACCATTACCTTGTTTGAGTGTACCATACACTGCGATGACGTGTTCGTCGCCTACGTCGTAGTATGGACATAGTCCGTCGTCGTAGTCGTCAACGTCGTTAGTAGTCAATGAAGGTAGGTACTTGTTTTTGTAGTCGTAGTAACCGAAGCCCTTGTTTGAGTATGGTCTGTACTCTGCAAAGCAATCGTTTTTGCTGTACCATAGTTGACCTTTTTTGTGCCACTTACCGTGACGTGTGACTGTACCATTAGAGTTTACAATAGCAAAACGAGTGTCTGTGAACTGTAGCACGTCCTGCCAATGGGAACGTGGGATGCGTGCTAACAGCTCGCAGACTCGTTGTGTGTCACATATCTTGTCATCACCTAGTGATGCAACAGTACCGTTACTGAATAGGTAATGGTCGTCGTCAATGATGAATGGATGACAATTTGTTATATCTATTGTACCTTTAGTTGCATAGCGATAATGGGCTACGAAAGGACGGGACTCTGCAATAAGTTGGTCAGCTTCTGCATAGTCCATTGTTGTAAAGCATTCGAATGTATCGGTGTAAACAATACCGAATCCGTCGGGATTCTTACGTTTGGCATTGTCGATGTATGTCTGTGGTATAACAGACTTTGGGTTTGGTTTATGTATTATTAAGCACATTTTCGTGTTCGTTGGTTGTTACATCAGCAGTGTAGTGATGTATGTTGTTTATGCGATGTTCATAAGGTACGTCGTTGAAGAATGCACGTTGATCAATTGTCAGAGGATTCGTTGATGAATGGTCTCTGAGATACTGTGTGAACTCATCTTCGAGTAAGCAAGCGTTGCCGTTGTCGTCGAGCCACGCTTGGAAAAGGTATGCGTCAATTACTGTGTTAGCAAGACTTGCAGGTCTGTTACGGTAAGAGACATCGAGGTACTTACACATATCGTGTATAAGGAATCGTATACGTTTGTATGTATCGCTTTTGAAGAAAGATGTATTGAAGAAGTCGTCGTGACGTAAGTTACGGTATAATGTACGTTCGCCATACTGTAAGTCTAAGCGACTGTTGATGGTGTGCATAGTAGATTGATACTCGTATTTGTGTACGTGGTATGAGTATATATGTGCAATGTATACTTGGAATAGTTTGAAGCGTCGTAGTAGTTGACCACCGTTTTTGATACGGGAAGGTAAACGAAACTCTAGTCTACCGGACTTACTAACAACACAACAGTAACGACCACTTTGGTTAGGTTTGTCTAGCTTTTTGTTATAACGACAGTAGTCATTGAGTAGTCGTTTTTTGAAGAGAGCATAGAGTATACCTGTGTGTTGTGTAATGGTTTCTTGTGTTAGTTCGAAGGGGTCGTCTACACCTTGTCCTCTGTATGATATGTTTGTGTGGCCACCACATCTGTTGTTGACATCAGAGTTGACATAGTCTGAACGATTGACGTGCTTGTTGAACTTGTCATAGTCAGCTAGGTTGTATACGTGTGTGATACCTTCAACACCACAAGATGAATCTGTTTCCCAATGTGAGAATAGTGGTTGTTCTTCAATGTTTTGACGTACTTCTGTGCGTCCGTCGACGTTAGCTTTTTCTACTTCGAAGCCTATACCAAACCTAGATAGACCGGGTATAGACAGGTCGAGAGTGTCGGAAGGCTCAAGGTCATGTCGCTTTATGTTAGCACCACCCCAATGATAACTATGTATGAATGGTAGGTCGGGGTCGTGATCCCAATCTTCGTCGCTGTTGACTCTGTCTTCGTAACAAGAGAGACAGCACGTTAAGCCACTGCTTTCGTGGTATTGACAGTCTTCGTCACGAAAGTATTCTTCACAATCGTCACAATATGTTACTTCTTCGTCGTCTGTGCAGTAGAGTTCGTTGTCAATATAGCAGTAGTGTATTTCAATTAGTTCTAGTATGTCTTGAAACTTGCGAGTTTCTACACGAGCACCTTCGGGCATACCGTGATACTTCATTAGTGTACGCACATATTTAGGTAAGTATGCCCATATGTATGTTGTTTCTACTAGATTGTAGGTATAATCTTCATCTATTGCACTTTGTGTATCGTATAGTAGTACACCTATATGTGAATCTATAAGTTTGTATAGGTCAGCGTAGGTGTTTATATTGTCAGTACCTTCTCTGTGTCTGATTAGGTATGGTATGTCGTGTACAGGACACTGCTCTGAATCATTGAGTAGTGCGTCTCTTGTGTTGTGTTCTTGGTTATCGTATGGCATATGCAGTATTGGTTGATGTGAATAGAAAATCAAAGAGGATTTAAAGTCCTCACTAAAGAGGACTTAAATCCGAAACCCCTGAAAAACAAAGAAGACATCCGAATACCAACAAAAGGAATGATGATAGTGTTGGGGTCGCCCACAAAAAATAGCGTCATAGTAGGTAGCCCTAGGTGATAAAAAAGTTAATATAACACTTGACAAACATTTAGTTGTATGTATGTGTTCTATTTATGCCCACACGACACACGAAACATAAGACCTTTTTGTCGACGTTTACGATCGATAACCGACGCTTTAGAAAAGCATTTAAAACTAAGTTAGAGGCTGATGCCTACGAAATAGACCAACGACAACGACACCTAAGAGGTGATGAGCTTGATGATAGTGTTAGGGCTATTTCTGATGTAGCTTGGGAAGTCTATGAGGCAAAATGGATGGATACACCTAATGAAATAGGTAGAAAAGCCCACGTAAAATGTATTTGTAGCTTCTTTGGACACAAAAATATCAAAAAGATAGACAATATTGCGTGTAATGAGTACGTTTTGTTCCTAAAAAACACAAAAAGGAACGCAATTAGCACAATAAATGGTAAAATTAGTGCTTTAACTGTGATTTTTGACTACGCTTTGGATAATAATTACATTTCTACAGCCCCAAGGGTCAGAGGACGTAAAAAACCTAACAATGAGTGCCTAGAGTACATCTCAGAGACTGAAGAAGCAATTATTTTACCTTTTATGTTGAATCACGAGCTTGAATCTATGCGTAAGTACGGAGAGTTTTGGGCTTGGTCAGTAGATACCGGTTTTAGACCTAGTGAGAGTAGACGACTACGTCCTCAAGACATATACTTTGATGACACAGGTAGATGGATGGCTAGACTTCTAAAGTCCAAGACAAACACTTGGAGAGTTATTCCGTTAACCGATAGAGCCCTTGAGATGTGGCAGAAGAACCGTTCGTGGGCACACATAACCCCACGTATGATTTCTACTTGTTGGGAGCGTGTACGTAAGTTTAGAGGGCGTGAGAACGATCGTAACTACAAAGCGTACCTCACTCGTCACACTACGGGTAGCCGTTTGGTACAACGAAATGTTGACTTACCCGTAATAAAACAAGTGCTAGGACATTCGGACTTGACAAGCACAATGAGATATGCAAAGGTCAGCCCCACAAATTTATTCGATGCAATCGATACACTAAACACTAACAACACAAAATAATGCTAGACATAACTGAAACAACACCACGTCAAGACTTGTCTGCTTTTCTGAAATGGGCTGAAAATATAATAGCCAAAGAAGTAAAGCAGAACGAACAAATCCAACAGTTAGAAAATAAACAACTAATGGAGAAAACTAAAAATGCGAACATCAACACTATTACAAAAACAAGCAAATAAAAATGGCGAACATATTCAAAGAAAACACCGAAGACGTCTTAGTAAGAGGTCTAAACATGATGACAAAAGCGTGCGACGCTCTAAGTAAACAAAATGATATTTTAAATAAAGATATCGAAGGTTTAAAAAGAAAGATTGAACGTTTACAAGATCGGGTAATAATCCAAGGTGAATCTAAAGAATAATGCCCGACCTCACACAAAAAGACTTAAACAGAGATATGGAATCTCTTGGTCTTGGTCGCTATCGTCAACGTAACGAGTCTGCCAAGAATCGTGATGCTGAATTAGAGACAAGATATGGTCAGCGTTTGATGCGTGCGTCGCTACCTGCGTATGCTAAAGTTATTGATGATTGGAAAGTCCAAGTTGATGGCTACAAAAATAACGCAAGATATCAGTTAGACTGCCAAACACTTCACAGTAAGTTGTTAGCCTTTGTGGCAATCAAAGCTGTGTTGGACAGTATAACTAAAAGAAAGTCTTTGGCGAGTCTCTCACACTACGTGGGAGCTCGCATTGAGGACGAGTGTCGTTGTAAATTTCTACTTGAAAACAACGAAGAAAAAGGTAGTGGTATTTTATTAGGAGCTAA